ACCCTGGGGGTGCTACTAATTATGGCATTACTAAGAAAGTCTATGAAGTATATTTAGGCAGACCATGTACTAAACAAGAAGTAAAAGACATAAAACTTGGAGAAGTTGCTGAAATATATAGAAGAAAATACTGGGATAAAGTAAGAGGCGATGATTTACCAAGTGGATTAGATTGGGCCGTCTTTGATTTTGCAGTTAATGCTGGTGTATCTAGATCAGCAAAAACATTACAAGGGTTTCTATCCACACCTATAGATGGAATCATAGGATCAGGAACGTTACAAGCGATTAAGAATTATCCTACAAGTATAAAAGGTGTGGTAGAAGTGTTTACTGCACAACGATCAGCTTTCTATAGGACTCTAAAGAACTATGAAACATTTGGCAGAGGCTGGGATAAACGTTGTTATGAAACTAGAGTATCTGCATTAGAAATGTTAGAGGCTACCTAAGCTGCTTTTAACACCTATCTGTGTTGATGGCTTACTTTTATGCATTATACCCTCTTCAGGATCATGTTTTATATCTTCAAACATTCCTTCTTCAGGTTGTGAGTTCTTAGCACACTCCTCGAATATTCTTTTTATCTCATAATTTCTTGAGTGGTTTCTGCAATCATGACACTTAGTAGGTCTTACTCTTAGATTCCTGACACGTCGTAGGTTGCAGCCACAATCAGTACATATTTCATAGTTTTGCATACTATTGTTTCCTTTTAAAATTAAGATTTCTAATTGTTTGTATATCTGATATTTCATCATCACTTATTAAGATGCCAAAAGTACCTAAAAAGTGGTCTTTTAACTTGAGTCTGTATTCTTCTTCGTTTTTTGCATCTATATTATTGCCACCAAATATTATGGAAACTGTGCTTGTATATTCTCGCATACTTAATCCCTCTTATAATCTTTTAGTTGTAACACATTGTTATTGTTAAGTTTATCAGGCTCTGTTGCAATCTCAATAAGATTAGGAGTATGTACCTGTAATGATAAAGTTACAATTGTTGGTATACCAGAGATGTCAAAACTATAATCAAAGTGTTGTATTGGATAATTTACATGATCATGTTTTCTAATTGATTCTAAAATTTTTCTAATTTCCAAGGCAATACTTGCTGGAGTTTCATATTCCATAGTATTGCCTCAGAATAAACTGCATTAGCTAGCAATTTTTAGTTTTGTACGAGTTGATTTGAACAGTTCCTGAACTCTGTCCTGAGCTTGACTGCCTAGTGTGTTGTATTTAGCTGAGTTACTTGACCACACTTCATTAAGACCTTTCTTGGTTTTGACACCTTGCAAAGCAATTTCAAATGCTTGCACAGCCTGTTCATCTTTGTCAACATTTTTGTCGATCATATCACCCATAGGTAGATCTTCACCAGCATACACATTGATACCAAGACCATGATAAGCAAGACATTTAGTCAATGCACGTTGGAAGGCATTGTTGATTTCTGTTGCATCAGGTACACGACCAATCTTGTCTTTGTTGAATCGTGTTGTCTTCTCGATGTTGATAGCAGTCATCTTGTTGTCCATGACTGGATAGATCTCTTCAATTTGTACAGAGTCGATCTTCACAGAAACTTTGACAAAAGTATTGCCTTTGTAGTCACGCATGAATGGTAGAACATTGTGTTGATTGTCCACAAATGTATGCTTCATGAATGTTGCAGTTGGAAACGCTTGTTTAACTGCTGACCATGCATGAGTCCATGATACATAGTTGAGTCCATTCTTCTTCTCAATGTATCCTGATACGTCGATCTTTGATAGAACTTCCCATACCGATTTAGCTGAGTTTTTAGTTGCCATCTTTACTTCCCTTCTTTGGTTGATGTTTAAGTGTTACAGTATTGGATTTGCTTCTAGTAACAACAATCTTGTCGCCTTCTAGGTTGCCTGACAGATCCAACACCATTTTGCGACAGTTGTCAGGCAAATAGTGTTTGATAGATATCTTAGCTGTTTCAGCTATCTTGTTGGCTTTGTTGGACTCAATGATGTCTTGAGCATGAAGATTCATCTCTGACTGCATTGTGCGATCCCAACATTCCAAGTCTTTCATGTTGATGACGATCTGATCTGTCCAATCAACTGGAGGCAGAACCTTGAACTCATCAGGCATCTCATTGTGTTGATACCAATTCCAAAACAACTTGCATTGTTCTAGATATTCGGTGAGCCAAACATCATCTCTGTTGACTCTTCTGTATTCGAAACGACAATGAACACCAAAGAACACAGCCAAATAGCAATGATCAGCTGCTCTAGTATGCATATGATGCTGACATTGTGCTTCATATAGATCACATAGATCGTCCATAGGTATGAATCCCCAATGTGTCTTAGCTTCTATCGGATTACCATCACTAGCAATAGCATCATAGGTTGAATGAATGGGAACACCATCATAGTCAACAGTACGACCCTGACCCATAGAATCTGTTTTTAGTTTAGTAGCATTGGCAAAAGCATTAAGAACAAAAGATTCAAGATGATTACCAGCATCAAACATGAATTGTAACTGTTTGGATACAAGTGGCTCAGATTCACCTTTCTTTTCTGATATAAGTTTAGCCCATTCTTTGAAGTTACCTCCAGCAATGATCTTAGCTTCTGATGAACCAATAAAATTTTTTCTCTCATTAAGCTGCTGTTGAGTTAGTGCCATGATTCTTACCCTCCTGATATTGTTGTTTAAGTTTAATACTTAGCCAGTCTGTCTGAGCATGAGGACTGTTTCTCCCTTGCCAAGAAAGTTTACATACTTCCATGAAAAGTTCCATATTAAATCTGCTGTTTCTAGACTTGGCTTTTACTATTTTAGCAAACTCTTCCATGTCTTGTGGATAGATCATTGGTGCAATTTCTTTTGCAAACCATTGTAGATCTTTGCGACTGAACATATTTGACATAAGTACCTCCTAATTTTTTAATTGAATATATTGGCTTTCATGTGTAATACTTCCGTACATGACAACGAAAGAAGAACAATGGATAGCTGAGTTAGTTGAACAGTTTACCCATCGTCGATATGAATTGAAGATTTCACAGAACGAACTTGACCATAAAATAGGTTGTGCAACAGGACTAGTTGCTAAGTGGGAAACTGGGAATAGAAAGCCAACAGCGTTTAATTTGTATTGTTGGGCTGAAGCCCTCAAATGTAAAATAAATGTGGAGGCGATCAATGATAATATGTGGAATTGACCCTGGGCTATCAGGTGGAATAGCATTCTATCAGAATATAAACTACAAGTTATATGCTGAGAAAGTACCAACCTATACCCTGAAAACAAAGAACAAAACCAAAAGATTCTTAGATCTGTGGCAAGTTATGACCATACTGAATGATCATGATCCTGACCATGTATTTATAGAAAAACAACAAGCAATGCCTAACCAAGGATTAGTAAGCACATTCGCAACTGGTTTAGGTTACGGAGCTTATCTTGGACTGCTTGTTGCATTAGGATATAGTTACACAGAAGTACAGGCTAGAGTCTGGAAAAAAGATCTAAACTGCACCTCTGACAAAGACCAATCAAGAGATATGGCTACAAAGTTAATGCCCCAAGGACAACAATACTGGACTAAGAAAAGCCAAGATGGTTTAGCTGAAGCCAGTCTAATTGCCTATTGGGGATTAAGAATGTCTATAGAAAAGTTTAGAAGTGAAGTGTGAGGGCATAGCAACCCAAGTGAACTTAATGTCAGCTTAATGGGCCGTTTAATGCTTGTTACCTTTCGGCTGCCCTCACAAACTCTAGACCTCTTCTAGAAACTTGATAGGATCAAACTCTGCACCATTTTCAAATGCTTTGATGATCTTCTCCATGACCAGCTTCTTGCCGTCAGTAGGTTGTAGATCACATTTGATCTTGTTAGCAAGTAAACGAAGCTGAGTTATCTTGTATTTGTTGAGCCATTCTTCTGTTGGTTGGAACCAGTTTTTGGCAATAGATAAGTTGTATATCTCTTTGTTTGCCTTGAATGTCTGTGACCTATCCATACAGCCAATAACTGCCTTACGTAAGATAGCAGCAAGTTCATGTTGTTCTTTACGGATAAAAAACATAAGACTATTGCATTTATGTTTCTTAGTATAGTCAGACATTTCTTGCCAAAGATTAGTAAAGTAGTCAAATGTATCTCCACTAGTTTCGTATTTGATATTTGTATAGTGTTCAACAGTATCATTCATGTGTTTGTCATCATGATATTGTGGTGTAATTGCATTACAAGCCAAAGCAAGTGTAAAATGTATACCATTAGATTGTACCCATTTCTGAACCTTTGGATTATCTTGCCATAACTCAGTCCTGAGATACTGATAAAACATATCATTAGTCAGATCTAGTTGTGGATTAGACATATCAGCTAGTGTAAGTTCTGGTATCTCACCATTCTCAATAGCTTCAAGTTCTTTCTTGGACATATCAATCTTGCTTCTGTATTTGTACACATAGAATATACCCTTGATAGGTACTGCCATGATTACAACATCAACATCTTTCCTATCAATCTCTTGGCTTTTGATCTCATGCTCATAAACTTGATCTTTGTTCTTGAGCAAACCCTTTACTTCTTGTGGATAAGTATCAATGACTACACATTCTCTGTATAATTTTTTGTAATACTTTTGCTTCTCTTCAATGAATTGCACAGCAATAGGCATATACTGTTTCATATCAGCTACGTATTGTGCATCTGTGAAAAGATCACCATCAAAGTCAATTGATTTGAATAACTTGTGTTTCTCAGGAATGATAACCTCTGATCTTTGAAGTCTGACCTGACCAATCATTCTTTGCAAGTCATCATAATCAAAGTAACCATTGCATTCATCAAACAATTTATCCTGGGTATCTTGATTTACATTTGTAAATAGTTGAGCAATGCCAATACCAAAGTCATTGTTACGAAATGCAGCTTTGACCTTTTTAGATAGATCAGCAAAAGCAACACGTTGTTTGACCCATTTAGTTGTCTGACCCCAGTTGATTGCAAGTTCATCATAAGAATATTCACCATCTGCCATCACTTTGTTGATAGCTTCTGATTCATCAAGAGGGTGCATACCTTCACGAAGCATATTAGCCATGACACCAATTTCTGTTTCATTGTCATCAATAACCTTACATGGAATCATCTCTGTAGAGTTTTTACCATGTATCTTCATGAGTGCCTCAAAACGTCTGTTACCATCAATAACTATATATCCAGTACCATTCTTCTTAACGACTAGATTGTGTAGTAAATCTCTAGATTTGATTGAGGCGATAAGAGCATCAAGACCATTTGCTTTGACTGTCCTGACGTTATCTGGGTTTGGTTTTAGTTGATTTAATGCAATTTGCATATTACACTCCTTTCGTGTAGTGTTAAAGTAGGGGGGAAGTTTTTACGTAGCGTTCCTTCGACCCCCCTACCAATTATTTAGCCTTAGTTGGCTCACTTTGATTAAGCAGTCCATGAATAAGACTTTGAAGATCTCTTTGAACAGGCTTCATATGCTTGATATCTGTACTGCTCATACCAACCTTAGCTGGTTCTAGAGTTTCATAACTTTGAAAGTCATTGATCTTATTTTCTGCACAGAAGTCTTTGATAGACTTGACTGCTTTTTGAGATAGCTTCTTAGCATCTGTATCACTAAGATATATATACTTTTCAGCTACCTTTTCTATCTTGATTTCATTGTCATAAAATGCACCAATAAAGTCAAGAATCTTACGTGCATTACCTTTTATGATATAGGTTTGCTCATCAATTTTTAGTTTAAAATGCATCATTATTTATCCTCCATGATTTTGTCTGTGATGTATTTAGATGTGAATGCAATAGCTAGCCATAGTGGAGCTGCAACAACCGAAACAACAAGAGTTGGGTTGATACCGATTGCCAATAAAGCAATGAGTACAAATATTGTTGAACAAATATGTACGGTGCAGAACCAACCTAGCCAGTTAGCCTTCCTTGATAATGGTTTGATTGTTTTGATTTTTTCCCACATTAGGCTACGATCCTTCCATTGAGTGATGCTTGTTTTGCATATTCACCAATTGTTGATTTGGCTTTCCAATTGATATCTCTTTCAATACCCAAAGCACCACCAAGTAATTTAACGTTGGCTAGTTCATCATGATGTACATATCCCAGTTCTGGGAAACCATGACCCATATCACATAGACCAAACATAAGTCCTTCATCGTCCATCTCAGTTATCAACCAAGTTGCAGCACCTACTGGACTAAATAGTTTTACGACTGGAGCAAAGTCAATCTCTCCTTTGTCTGCGTTTTGTGCCTTGACGTTTGCATGGTAGTTTGCGTTCAGTTGTTTTTTCAATGACTGTGTTAGTAATTGCATTTTGCATCTCCCGAAGTTTTGTTTGTGTTTCAATAAGTAAGGTATCTCTTTCATACAATTTCCATTGCAGAGTACCAATGTGATTTTTAGCATCTACAAGATCAGCAGTTCTCTGAGTCAATTTTGCTTCTAACTCTTCAAACTCTTGTTCTTCTTGTTGCTGTTCTTGCCAGTCTTTAGACATAAGCCCTCCTGTTCATAGTTAATTAGATATTGTAAATAAGTTTTGGCTTTTTCTAAATCCTCAATACCATTCTTCTGTTTATATCTAACAATATATTTTATAATGTTGCCTTGTAGGTAGTTGAGGCGATTTTGAGTAATAAACTCTACTGGTTCTATTTTGTATTGTGAGTAATGTTGAGGCGATATCATTATTTTCTCCAATAAATCAGAAGAGAAAGAGGCGAGAATTAAACCTCCCTCTCTTCTTATCCCGTCTGTATTCCGAGTAGGACCTAGAACGGAATCTCATCTTCAACTGCATCAGAAACCTTAGGGGATTTAGTATCACCCTTTGGCGCTGATGAGTCAACGGATTTTGAGTTGATGAGTCTGAAAGTAGAAGACACACCAGCTAGTTTGATTTTGAAAGCAGTCATTTTCTGACCCTCTTTCTCATAGGTTTCAACGATTGGAAAGCCCTGAACAAATACTGTAGTACCAGCTTGTACATACTTTTCAATGACGTTGGACACAAGACCTTTTCCGTTCTTGCCGTCCCAAGCTTCACATCTGTACCAATGAGTATTTTCTACTTTCTCACCAGCATTGTTTGTGTAGCCTTCGTTGACTGCAATAGAGAAGTTGGCAACCTTAGTGCCGTTTACTTCTTTTATTTCAGGTAGTTGTCCAATGTTACCTGATACCATGATTTGAGCAATGTTCATCTGTTTCTCCTTTACGTTAAGATGATTGTTAAATCAGAACCTATTTAGATTCTAATGCCAATAGCCCTTGGCTTTTACGATACGTTTAAATCGATCACCAAAGGCTAAAGGACTTGACTAGTAAGAGGATTAGGGGCATCACCTCTAAGTTGTACATACCATCTTGTCGACCAGACTGTACATCATTTTCAAGATTATTTGGGGGGAACATTAACCCATCTAACCTTGAATCCTTTTCTTATTGGCTTTTCATACCCTATTGTCTTCTTGAGTATAAAAAGAACTATTGAGATAATTGCACCACCAAGTATAGCTGCCATCATACCAGCAAACGTACCAGCAAACATAACTATCAAGGCGATTGAGGCTCCAATGTCGACTGCAATATCAAAACATAAAACCTTTTTCATATCGAGTTTGGCTAACATAAAGAGTATAGCTACAGCTGATGCGACACCAGCTATCAAATAGAATAACATTTGAACCTCCTTTTTTATTTAAATTCACTTTGGCTTTCTGAGGCGATAAAAGGTGAAAAATGGTTGGGATTAGCTTTGTTGTTCCCTCTATGCTCTGACTTAGGGAGATCAAAGAGGGAACGTCTTTGAAAGATTTTAGAGGGTCGATCCCTCTAAATAATCTTTACTAGGCTTTTTGTATATTCTCTTGAAGAGTGGAATAAGATCATACTGTATTATATGCATAACACCTCCGACTCCAGACAAGACTGTAACGAATAAAAGTAAAAAGAAGGCTATAGGAAAGAAAGCCAAGATTGATAAGTTTATAAAAAATAGTTTCATAATATGCTCCAATTAATAGTTGGGTGTAAGGGAGGTATCTACCAATTACAGGATTGACCTCACACCCAGGGGGATTAGTTACTCAAGATCTTCTGGCATCTCCAATATGCCCTCTTGATTGCTGATATCCAGCATAAGCTCATCATGCTTAGATGAGATAGGATAGACCTTAGATCGGTCTGATTGTAAGTCATCATATACTTCACGACTGTTGACAAGAGTATCAAGTGTCATCTTCTCATTACGTTTTTGCATACGCTTGACCTTGGCAAACTCATGAAGCTGAGTGTACTTGCCGAAGCTGATACCAGTCTGACCTTGAATGATAGGTCTGAAGTTGTTCAGCAATGTCTTGAATGCATGATTGATAGATGCATACTGCTTACGCATTTGATCTAGCTTGGCATCATGATCCTCTAGCTTGTTGCCTGTGATCTCAATGCCAACATCTTGACGAACCAAGACCTGACGTTGACGTTGCAGCTTCTCTGCTTGTTCAAGAACTGAATCTCTCATCTTCTCAAACATACGAGGTAGCTGATCTTGTAGCTTGGCTTTGACAATGACCTCATCACCATCTTCAAACATCTCAGCAAGTGCCAATGCACGTCTGACAAACTCACGTTCCCATTCTTCATCGTATGATGACTTGGGTTTGAATGCCTTGGCAACATTGTCAAGTTGCTCTGTTGTCATAGCATCAAGCTCTGCCTTTGCTTTGTTCTGATCAGGTGTACGATTCTCAACCTGCCATTCTGCAAGTGCAATGTTAGCCTGTGTAAGATGTGGCATATTCAATCTCTTACGCATCTGATCTGATTTCTCTTTTGATATTGAAATGTATTGTACCATTGTAATGTTCCTTTCATGGTAATTAAGGGGATATATAATTATACCCCCTGTTATATTGGCTTTCTTAGTTGCCCATGTCATACTTGATTGTCAGTAATTCATGAACTCTTTGCTCATCACCAGCTTCAATAGCTTGTTGTATATCCCAATCTAATTGGCTAGATGGCATAGGATCTGACCTGAATGGCAACCTGAAATCAGGTGTATCAAGTAGATCAACTGTTGAAGTATTCTGATATGATACCATGTCATCTAAAACCTCTAGATCACTTGGTTGGCTTTTATTAAATAGATTGAGCTGTTTCATTGTAACATTCCTTTCAACTAACTCCTCCTACGGAATTGTAGGATTACGATGGACACGGCTTATCGGAAAGGTTCTGTCAATTACCGAAGTGGAAGAAAATCGTCTTTGTCGACGACCACTTGGGAGGAGCTATTTTCTGGGAACGTAGCCTTTAGGACTCCAATTTATTGGAGGGTGATTTACAGGTTCTCGGGAGATAGGCCCAACTGGAAGTTATCATATAATTTTCGTAGTAGTAGTTAGTACTGTTCTTAGAAAGTGGTACACGGTTTTGACTTGTCGTACTTCACGACAAACAAAATTCTTACGAACAGATAACTTTGTACTTCGCAAAGTTATACGATTGAAGCATGGGGGGCTACCCCCTGCAATATCGTGTTACCTAATCACAGTACGTGACTATGAGTGGAATCATAACGGTGCGATTAGCACTTATGATGGAATCGAACCTGACCTGACGTACTTCACGGCAGACAGGCTTGTATCTCCTTTTGGGTATCACGTCCCTTTTACTGACTGCGAAATGTTATGTAATGAAGAGAATCCTACGAAGTATGATGAACGAAATGGAATGATATTTCCAGACATAAAAGGAAACGGCTGCTCCAAAAGGCATAAAGGGTCTGTCTAGACCTAAAATAGTTCTTAGACCCCTGTCAGGGAATGTGATGAAAGGGATTGATGATAATCAATATGAATGTGTGTGGCTCGATGCCACCTCATATTCATTAGTAATATCAACGGCTTACAAATGTGAATTGACAGGCATACAAGTAGTATGGTTATACTCTCGTAGAGAAACTAAAAGAGCTGTCCCATGAAAGCAAATAACGAACAACAAGAACGATACAGTAGATCAATAGTTCCGATGGAAGACATACAGAAGAACAGCCAAGTACTCTTACCTAATCATACACAAGTAACTGAAGCACAAGCTGAATTAGTACACGCAATGTTGCATGATGGTTGCAACCCAACAGAAGGTGCAAAGAGGTTAGGTAGGAACAAAGCATGGGCTTACAAAACCATTGCAAAACAACACGTTGTGGAATATAGACAACAGATAGCAATGAGTTGTTTAGGTTGGGACGCAACACAAGCATTGGCAACCATGAGAGAGTTGTTGAATGCTAAGTCATCTCATGTACGATTGGAAGCAAGTAGAGATCTGATGGATCGTGCTGGTCTGAGAGTAGATGCACCTAGACAGAGCAATACTTCTGTAAATATAAACTTCAATGTTGACTGAGGGGCCCCACGGCATACACGGCACTATAGACATACGGCTTGAAAATATAGACGCTGACACTATAACAGGTAAACCACACTCATGACACTATGTGAAAAGACAAATCCTAAAAAATAATTTTATATAAATAAAGCCAAAACAACAAGGAGATAAATATGGGTGGTAGTTCAAGTAGTTCTGGAGGCTCAAGCAATATGGATAGCTTAAGGGCTAGAGATAAAGCAATGGCAGAAGCAACTAATCGTGCCAAAGAGCAACAAGAAGCTGCATCAAGACAAGTAGCTTTTGATCAAGGTGGTACTAGAGGCAGAGAAAGTCCTGAGTATAAAATGAACTCAGGTTCTGGTAGATATAGAGAAGTTGATCAGAATGTAAGAATAGCTAGAGATCTTGAGCAGAAAGCAAAGACATCTGAGATCAAAGTTCCTATTCCAACATTAGGTACAGTTGCTATGGGTACTATAAGTTCTATTAGTAGAAATCAACAAGCCAAGGCATTGAGATCTGGTGGTAGAGCCGTATTTGATTCTAGTGTTGATCCAAGCAGTCCAATGTTTGATCCTGTAAAAGATTATAGAGGTGTTGTTAGTACTAACAGTTTAGGTATGTCTACATACTCAGGTGATCCATCATTCAGTCCTATAGGAAGAGATGATTCACAGGTACAAAGAACAGAGTTAGGATCTTATTCTGTATCTGCCAAGACAGATGATGGTAGTAGTGGTAATGATGCTCCATCTGAAATGGTAATAGCTCCACCTCCTAAAGATGTAACTGAGCCAGCCCCTAAAACTCCATCTATATCTACTGCATCAAGAAGAGCATTGATATCAGGTGCTGGTGGTAGTGCATTGAGAAGAAATCTTTTATGAAACTAGACTACAAACCCCCAGGGCAAGTAGCTAAAGCATTTATGAAAGATGGTTCTTTTGTTCGTGGAATAAGAGGACCTGTTGGTAGTGGTAAGTCTGTTACCTGTTGTATGGAGATAATGAGAAGATCTATAGCCCAACAACCTAATGATCAAGGTGTAAGAAAAAGTCGTTGGGTTATTATCAGAAATACAAATCCACAACTCAAAACAACAACTATAAAAACTTGGAGAGATTGGTTTGATGATAGCCTAGGACGTTTTGTATGGTCGCCACCATATACACATAATGTATGTTTTGCTCTTGGGGATAAGACTACAGTAGAGTTAGAAGTAATATTTTTAGCTTTGGATAAAACTGAAGATGTAAAAAAGTTATTATCTTTGGAATTAACTGGTGTTTGGGTCAATGAAGCTAGAGAGATAAATAAAAA